GTTCGTAGAGTGTGCCTTGGCGAGTTGGCAACGATTCCCGATCGTGCCGTATGCCTTGGCGACAGTGACCAACGGTGTCGTGGAGGCCTGCTGGAGGGAAGAGAGGACCTCATCAGAGCCTCCAGAATCCGCCGACCACATTCCGCTCAGACTCAACGTGCCGTCGGCAAGGCCCTTGATGTAGGACTTGGCGGACGAGCCGAACCCAGTCGTCTCGGCGGTATCGGTCGTTTGGGTCGAGTCGACGCTGTTGAAGTATTGCGAAAGGTCGTACTGATTTACGAAGACGTACGTTCCTTTGCCGTGAACAAACGTGGGCATCAGGCCACCTCTCCCAGATCATCTTCCTTGGGGGCCGGAGCAGGTTCACTGGCGACAGTCTTCGAGGTCTTCTTTGAGGTTCCCTCGGGCTCCAGCAATCCGAGATCGACGAGCCACTCCGCCAACTTTTCGCTCATCTCGACAGAGTCTCCGGCCTCATAGCGAACGCCTTGATGCTCGATTCCGAGATCACCGTCGTTTCCGCCTGTTACCTTGTAACGCATCCTGTCTCCTGCTACGGGTGGGGCGTCACCATGAACTTCTGGCTTGCGACGGTCACAGTGGACACCCCTTGGTCACGAGGACACTTCGGTTGCCCGCAGCGTATCAGAAACGTCGACCGCCAGAAAGTATTTGAGATTTTTTTTTGCCCTAGTTTTCATAGGGGAATCGGCAGGCGGTGACCCGGTTCCCTATGGGCTTTTGTTGAACCGTCACGGGGGGTACTTGACTTCCCCCCCCATAGATACTAAACTAGGGGTACAACCACAACCACAAGGAGGCCAGAAATGGCACAGTTGTTCAAGAGAAAGTTGGGGAACGGCCCAGTCCTCCCCCACTCCCACGATCTCGTGATCGATGGGATCACAGTCGAGGTCGGCCAGATGGTCAGGATCGAAGGCGAGGACGGCGTCTTCAAGTTCAAGTGGGTCTACGGGCCCGACGGCTCCGTGACCGTCTGGGGAGGGGCTACCGGCCACGAGCAGTTCCGCTCCTTCCCCCTCACCAAGGTTCGCCTGCAGAAGGCACCACGCAAGAAGCCCATCTACACCGAAGCCCAACTGGAGGCTCTCCGTGAGCGAGCCGCAAAGGCCCGTGAGGCTGCAGCCCTGAAGAAGCAGCAGCAGTAATCCAAAAGAAAACCACAACCACCGGAAGGAATACCAATGAAGCCCACACTGGAACAAGTCAGCCAAGCCTTGGCTGACGGAACCATCACGGGAGATGGCCACACCATCTTCCTCCCAGAATATTACGCACCCCACTTCCCAGAGAAGATGTTGCGTAAGGCCGGACTCATCAGAGTCCAGAAGTCGGATTACTCCGACCCCAAGAGCACCATCTACGGGAACGACGGGAACCCGATCGAGAAGTTGGAGGGTGTCTACAACCTTTCGTTCCTCTACTGGCTTTGCGGAGCGTTGGGCATCGACTCCTACAACGACTACAACGGTCGTGGCTCGCAGGCACAGGAGTTGGTGCGTCGTATCCGTGGCCGATTCCCCACTGCGGAGAACGAGGCGGTGGCGGAATGAGACAGGACGTGAAGCAGTCCATTCTTGATTGGGCACAAGCCCAACTGGACACGATGCCCCGATCGGAATACGGGGGCGACTGGTGGGGTGCGTACGATGACGAATGGGACATCAACATCTGGGATGCCGATCAGTACGGATGTGCCCATTACGGGGAGCCGCTCCGTGTTACTGCGTACCCGATCGATTACCCGCAGAGTGAGTTCGTCACCATCGGCTTTATCCGTGAGCCTGCCGAATGGCATTACGACGAGTCTTGCAACGAGTGTGGCGAACCGATGACCGGAAAGGGCGACGGCTCTCGCCCGACACGCTACGCCGACGGATACGCCCACGGATGGTGCATCGACGATGCTGGCCGACACAACAAGAGGGTTTCGCCGGTGCGGGCCCTATGCCGTGCAGTAGTTGCCTACTTCGAGGCTGCGAGAGGGAAGAATGGAGGCCTTTCATGAGGCTCTGCAAGTATTGTGGCAAGGGCTCGACGCCCGAAGCAAATATCTGCGTCAAGTGTGTGCCGGTGGCCATCGAGACTCTTCGCTGGCATCTCGCCAGATGCGTTGGCGGGATATGGGACGAGATTCCCACAGGTGGCGGATGCTCCGCTCTCTCCGCTCCCTTCTGGCTGGGCAAGGAGTGGGGCCGTGTGATGGTGGCGAGTGATGCACTTGTCCCGGTTCCTGACTACGACACTTACGCAACCTGTTGGGTTGAGGACTCACGCGGTTTCCGTATCGCAGAAAAGGACATCGACTTCATGGGTAATCCCCTGACCATCGGGCACATTTCCACGGGTGTTGGCGACGTGATTATGTACGCAGCGAACAGCAACAAGATTGGACGGTAGAAATATGAAAGACGAACGCTACACGGTTCTTTTGACCCGTTACCAGAAAAGCGGCTCAGGTGAATGGTATGAAGATACCGTACTCCCGACGAGTCACTGGTCGACCATCAGGGGAGCAGTGGATTATGCCGCTCTTCTCCTTCGGGAACATTCGGGCGAGGCTTGTACGGCCCGAATCGACAAGATTGAGTACGATCGGGACTGGGGCACTTGGGAGTACCTCAGCCGAAGTTCTCTAAAGATGCAGTTGCAAGAAGGAAACAAGGTCATGGTGACCGATGCAGGGATGGGGGTGACGAATTGAGTTTCGAACTTTGGTGCGATGTCTGCGGAGATCCGTGTGAGAACGGTTCTGGCTTTTACGTCGGCGACACCCGTATGTGCAGGGACTGCATCCCGAGGATAACGGACGACGAGGAATGGACGTATGACCACTGGGAGCGGATAGGCGTGACTCCTGCGGGTTTGTTCACGTACCTTCAGTATCGCTGCTACAGGTCTGGCGATTCGAGCCTGATCGTGCGTGTGCGAATCGAGGCCAACGGTTCGAACCGGCCCTCGCAGGCCTTCTACAACCTTGAGACATACGACGGAAAGTGGGAAACCTTCGTTGTGTTGGGTTATCACGGTTCCTCTCTCGACGCCCATCGGTCTCGTTTGCCAGCCGGTCACAGGGAGGACCTAGACCAGTCGGCGATCATCTGTAAGGAAATGGCTGAAGACGCATTCGATCTAGCAGAAAGGTTCCTACTGTGAGCAAGCGAATCATCGACCCTCGCAACCGTTGGATTGTGGCCTCATGGGCGATTCAGATAGTCGCCCTGTTCTGGCTTATGGGCTACACGGACTTGACGCTGAGGTCTCTACCCGGCTTCATCTTCGCTTTCGTCTCGATTTTCTTGACGCAAGAAGCCCTGCTCAAGGCCCTAAATCGGCAGGCTGAGTTGGATTCAGAAGACGCCGAAGACGGAATGCTGTAACCTAACCGTCATGAAACGCTCCTTGTGGGCGATGACGGGAGTGGCCATCTTGGTCGCCTGTGGCGGTAATAGCCCCGTCGTCAGCCGAAAAACAGAGTTGGTTCCCGTTGTTACCGTCACGGCCCCAACGAATCAAACCGTCGTCATCACTTCTCCGCCCACTACGACGCGGCCTCCTGAGGAATCGGTCGATCTGTCTGGCGTGGATTGGGGTGGCCTAGCAGTCATCGCAGAGGAAGAGGCCCGTATTGCTCGCCAAATGGAGATCGACGAGGCTCGTATGATCTACGGGCAGTGCGGTGAATGGCACAACTTGGCGATTGAGGTTGGTTGGTCAGAGGATGAATGGCCTTGGCTCTCGGGTGTTATCTACCGTGAATCTCGCTGCCAGCCCGATGCGTGGAATGGTGCTGACGCAGGCCTAGTGCAGATAAACCGGATTCATCGGGAATGGCTCTCACAGAATGGTTGGACGCACCCCGACTCCATGTTTGACCCACGGGCCAACTTGACTTTTGCGAAGATGCTGTACGACACCTCGGGCTGCAGGCCTTGGAGGAACTCTAACAGTTGCCCTGAGTCGTAAGTTCTTCGGACTCGTTCACTGACTTGCAGTGACGACACTTGATTCGCCACGGGGCTGTAATGACCTCTGCCAGAAGTTTGCCGCACGATCCGCAACGAACATTCCATCGGGTGCCCCGGTTCGCTTCAGCGATCGTTTGACGTTCCCCGTAAGGATTACTGCTCACGCAGACACGACCTGAAAGTTCTGAGCCATGATCTGTCGGTCTTGACTGTCACGTTCGAGGCTGAACGGAGACTGGATGGCGGTCACGTTGTAGTAACGGGTTCCTGAGAGGTTGTCGTCGAGCAGACCTTCTAGGGCACCCCAGACCGAAGACGCTAGGGACTCGGCGTCAGCGTAGGCCTTGGCTCTCGTCAAGACTTGTATTCGTGGCCGGAGAACGAGGGGCTTGCCGTTCACCATCGTGCTGCTGGGTGTCTGCCCC